TATCGACTTGTTGATCGCTACTGCTACTACTGCTCCCACCTCTGGTGAAGTGCGTGTATGGGCTGTGTTGATGAACATTGATGGTCGCCCAGCTCGTGCTACTGCTGACCGTGAGCAACTGGCCTAATAGCTAGTTGATATAGGGAGGGGCGTAATTGCCTCTCCCTTTTATTGTTTAAAAAATATGTCTACATACATTTCTTTAACGAATGAATTGCTACGAAGAATGGGTGAGGTCACTTTAGACTCCACCGAATTCGATGGAGCTAGAAACATCCAAGCTCTAGCTAAGAATGCTATCAATTCATCTGTTAGAGAATTGATGCATGGTGCTCAAGAGTGGCCTTTTGCATTGACCACTAACACTCAAACATTAACTGTTGGTACAGGACAATATAGTTTTCCTGCTGACACTTCTGTTGTTGACTGGGAAAGTTTCTACCTTAAGAAACTAGAAGCAGCAGACAACGATCCACAACATCTTCCTGTACTTACCTACACTGACTACCTAGACAATCATCGTCCTAAAGAGGACATGAATGGTACTGGTGGTTATGGTGTGTCTAGATATATCTATCAGACGCAAGAGTCTAAGTTTGGTGTGACTCCTCTGCCAGATCAGGCTTATCAGATTGAGTATAAGTATTGGTCTTTCCCTGCTGACTTGGTAGAGTCTACAGATGTTTGTATTGTTCCTGATCGATTCACAAGTGTGTTGATTGATGGTGCTATGTTCTATATGCTAATGTTCAGATCTAATGAACAAGGTGCTACTCTATACAAAGAGAAGTTTGATTTAGGTATTAGAACAATGCGTAGGCTTTTGTTAGATGAACCTATGTATATGCGTTCAACTATTATTGTTGCTCCTTCTTTCTCAGCTAGAGTGTTTTAATGGCAGATAGAATTAATGGCTTTAAGGTGACATGTATTGGTGGAATGAACACCAATAGAGATGTGTTATCTCAAGGTGAGATTTATCAAGGATCTGCCACACAGCTAATTAATTATGAGCCAGCTATTACTGGTGGCTATAGACGCATCAGTGGATATACTAACAGCTATGGAACAGTGACAGGAACAGGTAATGTTCTTGGTGTGTTAGTAGCTGAGAATATTAACGATGGTATCTTTGCTTGCCGTAAAGCTTCATCAGGAACAAACTACTTCTATAAGTGGGTAGATTCGTCATCCACTTGGTCTGTCATCACTACACCAAACACCGTTACAATGGTTGGTGTTAAGAAGATTAGATTTACTAAATACAACTGGAGTGCTCCTAAGTTTGTATTAACTGATGGAATCAATCCTGCTGCTGTGTATGATGGAACTACATACACACAGATCACAGATGCTAATGCTCCTAACAGTCCTAAGTATTCTGCAGCTTTTAAAAATCATTTATTCTTAGCTGGTGATCCAACAGATCCTTATAACTTATATATATCTTCTCCTTTAAGTGAGACAAACTTTAACCCAGCTAACGGTGCTGCTGTTATTAATGTTGGTTTTGAGATTGTTCAAATTAAACAGTTTAGAGATACGCTGTACATTTTTGGTAAGAATGCTATTAAGAGTTTGACAGGTACTAACATTGCTGACTTTATTGTTAGTGAAGTCACAACAAATTTAGGTTGTGTTGTACCCGATAGTGTGATAGAACTGGGTGGTAATCTGGTGTTCCTTGGTCCTGATGGTTTTAGACCTGTGGCTGGAACAAGTAAGATTGGCGATGTGGAATTGGAAACAATTTCAAAACAAATTCAATTTACTATTACAGCAATCTTACAAGAACTTGTAGCTGGTGATATTGATCCAGAACTGTTAAGTTCAGTAGTGATTCGTAAAAAATCACAGTTTAGATTGTTCTTACCATCTGAGGGAACTTTTGGTTTATTAGGTGGTTTGAGGGAAAGAGAAGGTGGTGTGTCGTTTGAGTATAGTCAGCTTTATGGCTTTCCAGCAACATGCGCTTCTAGTGGATATGTTGGTGTAGATGAGGTTGTTATTCATGGCGATGCCAATGGTAAAGTACAGAAGCAAGAGACAGGCTCTTCATTTGATAGCACAGAGATATTGAGTGTTTATCAAACTCCTTTCTACTACTTCCAAGATCCTACAATTAGAAAGAACTTCTACAACATCTCAACATTCTTGAGAAGTGAAGGATCTACTAGTATTGTGATGGGTGTTGCTTATGACTTTGATGACAGTATTGATGTCTTCAATCCAGCCAACTACAACATCTCAACAACAGGTGCTGCTGCATACTACAACGAAGCTATTTATGATGCTGCTGCAATTTATGATGGTAATCCATCACCAGTAGAAAAAACAAATATTGAAGGTTCTGGTTTCTCAGTTGCCTTCAAATATGTGACTAATGATACGAATGCTAGTCATACGATTCAAGGGTTGGTCTTGAATTATTCAATGAATGATAGACGCTAAGGAGAACTACCTTGACAGGTTATGTAAGACAATCGGCTGCTGACATCGTCCCAACGGGCGTAGTCCGTGCTGCTCCAATTAACAATGAACTTAATGCACTTCGTGATGCTTTTAACGCCACAGGTGGTCATAAACACGATGGTACTTCTGCTGAAGGTCATCCTGTTCCTGTCATTGGTGACAGTGATTTATTAAATAAGATTGCCACTGATACAAATAACAACCGTCATGGTGTGTTTGTTGAGGTAGGTGGTTCTGCTGTTGAGCAAGTTCGTTTCCAAGATGGTGCTATTGTTCCAGTAACAGATAATGATATTGATCTTGGTACAAGCTCTTTAGAATTCAAAGACTTATACATTGATGGTACAGCTAACATTGATAGCTTAGTTGCTGACACCGCTGACATTAATGGAGGAACTGTTGACAATGCAACTATTGGTGCTTCTACTCCAGCAGCAGCTACAGTTACAAACTTAACAGTTAACTCAGCAGCTACTATTGCATCTGCTGACATCAACGCAGGTACTATTGACGGTGCTGTTATTGGTGCTAGTTCTGCACAAGCTATTACAGGTACAACAGTTACAGCCACTACAGGTTTTGTTGGTGGTCTTACTGGTGCTGTCACAGGTAATGTAACTGGTAACTTAACAGGTAATGTCACAGGCAATGTTACAGGCAATGTAACTGGTAATGTCACAGCATCTTCTGGTACTTCAACATTCAATGATGTTGTTATCAATGGTGGCTTGAACATGAATGCTGGCACTTCTGCCACCATTACCAATCTTACTAGCCCAACAAATGCGAATGATGCTGCTACTAAAGCGTATGTAGATACATCAATTTCAAACTTAGTAGACTCTGCTCCCGGTGCTTTAGACACTTTGAATGAGTTGGCTGCTGCTCTTGGTGATGATGCTAGTTTCTCTACCACTGTTACCAACTCCATTGCAACTAAGCTAGCTCTTGCTGGTGGCACTATGAGTGGTGCTATTGCGATGGGTACTAACAAGATTACAGGTCTTGGTGATCCCTCATCAAATCAAGATGCAGCTACTAAAACTTATGTAGACACTGCTGATGCACTGAAGTTGTCATTGTCTGGTGGCACTATGTCTGGTGCTATTGCGATGGGTACTAACAAGATTACTGGCTTGGGTAACCCTAGTAGTAATCAAGACGCAGCCACTAAAGTTTATGTTGATGGTATTTTAGGCTCAGCTACTTCTGCTGCTGCTTCTGCTGCTGCTGCAGAACTCTCTGCTACTGCTGCTGCTGGTAGCGCATCTACTGCTTCAACGCAAGCATCTAATGCTTCCACCTCAGCTTCTAGTGCTCTAACATATCTGAACACTTTCAAAGGACAATACTATGGTTCTTTGTCTTCAGATCCTGCAGTAGATCCTTTAGGTAATGCTATTGGTACTGGTGACTTGTATTGGAATAGTACTGTTAGTCAGATCAGAGTTTACAATGGCTCTGCTTGGGAAGCTGCTTATCTTCCTGCTTCTGGTTATGTCCAGAAGACAGGCGATACAATGACAGGTACTCTTTCAGTAGTAGCTGGTCTGGACATTTTAGGTAACTCCACTGCTGGTGGAGCTTTGAAGGTTTATGAAGATACAGACAATGGATCAAACTATGTGGGCTTCCGTGCTCCTAGTAGTGTTGCCTCCAATGTTTTGTGGATATTGCCTAGTGCTGACGGTGCTAACAACGAAGTGTTGAAGACCGATGGTGCTGGTAATTTAAGTTGGGGTACTGGTGGCGGTGGTGGTGCTGGTAATGCCTATGCTTGGTTTGTTTGCTAAAGGAGCAATATAATGAAAACTCTAGTTCTTGACTCTACAAGCAAGACGATCAAGGTAGTGATGTCCGGTGCGGCAGCTACTACCAATCCTGATTTCGTGTCTACTTGGGCAGAGAATAATGGAACACTGTTCACTGAAGGTAGCACTGATGGTGCTCTAAATGGTACAACTGCTGTCACTCTGGTGGCTGCTCCATCTTCAGGATATAGGCGTGTAATTAAAGACATTACGATTTATAATCGTGATACTGCTGCTGTTACTATTACAGTGAGCTTGGATAATGGTGGTACACTTCGTCAATTTGCTAAGGTGACTTTGCAGGTTGGTGATAGTTGGAGCACTGATGGCACATTTAATTCTGCTGGCAGTTTAAAAACTGTTGTCAGTAATTTAAATTTAGCCACTGAAGTGTCGGGTGTGTTGAGTCCTGCTAATGGTGGTACTGGTGTAGCTAATAACTCTGCTAGTACATTAACTATTTCTGGAGCATATCCAACTACAGTGACTGTCACTGGCAATACTTCCGTTACATTACCTACATCAGGTACACTCATTGTTGCTGGTAAAGCAATTGCACTCTCTTCTATTTTTGGTTTCTAAGGAGCTATAATGTCAAATCCTAATATCATCGGTGTATCCAGTATTGTTGGTAACACCAGTTCTTTTCTGGTATCTACTACAGATAATCCATTTGCTACAGCAATGGTGAATAATGCTTCTGGTAGCAACAAGATTTATAAGATTAATTCTATTGTTGTTGCTAATGTTAGTTCATCAGCTTGTAATGTAACAATTAAGTTGTTCCCTCAAGATGACTTGGCTGGTACTGGTGTTGCAATTGCATCCACTATTTCTGTACCTGCTTATGCTTCATTGATTGTTCTAGACAGAACAACAACAATGTATTTGTTGGAAGACAAATCATTGGGCATTATTGCTGGTACTGCTAATGCACTTACGGTTACTACCTCATGGGATGAGATGTCTTAATAAAGAAAGATTATCGCTATGTCGATCAATCATACTGGTAATATTATTTCCTATACTAGCGAAGGCTTAGATACTCCTACTAAAACAGTGGAGTATCTTGTCGTATCTGGTGGCGGTGGTGGTGCAAGTTCTTCAATGGCTAGTGGTGGTGGCGGTGCAGGTGGTCTACTGACTGGAACTGGATATGTTGTAACGCTTGGTACAGCTATTACAGTTACTGTGGGAGCAGGACAACCCGCTAACACTTCTAGCTCTACAAACGGAAACCCTTCTGCGTTTGGAACTATATCTCCTAAAGGTGGTGGTAATGCCAATGCTCAAGGTAGTCTTTATGGTGTTCCCGGTGGAAGCGGTTGTGGTGCAAACTATGGCGATCCTGCTGGACTAGGCACTGCTGGTCAAGGAAACAATGGTGGTCTAGGCTCTGGTACTTATTACTATGTTGGTGGTGGCGGTGGTGGTGCTGGTGGTGTAGGTTCTGCAGGTACTCAAGGAAGTGGTGGATATCAACGCCCCGGTGCAGGTGGTGTTGGACTCTGCTCAACTATCACAGGACAGCCAGTTTTTTACGCTGGCGGTGGTGGCGGTGGTGCATATGAATGTCTTACAAATCAACAACCAGCTCCGGGTGGAGCAGGTGGTGGTGGTAATGGTGTAGGTAGAGATTTCTTCGGTAACTACATCAGGGCTACTGATGGTTTACCTAATACAGGTGGTGGCGGTGGAGGTATGGGAAGTAATCCAAACGCTCAAGGTCTTGGAGGAGCAGGAGGCTCTGGAATAGTTATTATTCGTTACCCATCTTACTTAGCTCCTGCTGCATCAACAACAGGCTCTCCTTCCATGTACACCGTCAATGGATGGCGTGTGTATGAATTCATTGCCTCAGGCACAATTACATTTTAAGGTAGGCTATGGCTTCTGGACTTTTTACATTAAAACAGCAAGTACAAGCTCTTCGTCAAGGAGCATGGAATGGGCAAAGACCTAAGTCTGTTGAATATTTAGTTGTTGCTGGTGGTGGCGGTGGTGGCTCAGGAAATACAGGTAATGGTGGTGGCGGTGGTGGAGCAGGTGGATTGCTTCAAGGAATTAGTTCTGTCTCAACCGGACAATCAATTGTTGTTACTGTAGGTGCTGCAGGAAGTGGCACATCTGCTGGCGGTACTGGTACAACAAATGGAGGTAACTCCGCTTTTGGAGGTATCGTAGCTATTGGTGGTGGCTACGGTGGTAATGGTTACTCCGGAACCACTATTCCTAGTGCTGGTGGCAGTGGTGGTGGTAGTGGGGCATACACATCAGCAGCTGCACCCGGTGCTGGTGGAACATTAGGCCAAGGTAATAAAGGTGGTTCTGGGGCTAATTCACCCGGCTATAATGCAGGTGGAGGTGGAGGTGCTGGTACTATTGGGATTAATAGTACTAGCGGGAAAGCAGGTAATGGAGGAACAGGTGTCTCTTCTCTAATATCCGGCACAATGACTGCCTATGCTGGCGGTGGTGGCGGTGGTGCTTACAATACTTCTCTTGGCGGTACTGGAGGAGTTGGTGGTGGTGGCACAGGTGGCAACAACACAACTGGAACTGCTGGTGCAACAAACACAGGTGGTGGCGGTGGTGGAGCAGGTGGAACAGCTTCTAGTAGTAATGGTGGTTCTGGTATTGTCATCCTCTCATATCCAGATATCTATGCAGCTCCAACATCTACAACAGGTTCTCCCACTGTAAGTACAAGTGGTAGTGGTAGTTTTTATAATGCAGGTGCAGGATCTTTAGCATTCTCTGGAACTACTCCATTTAACTTTGGTACTGGCAATTTTACTATTGAAGGCTGGTATAACTTAGCCAACTTTAATAATGCAAGTGCTGGTGGTAATCCGGGCCTTATTGGTTATGGAACTGGCAACTGGTTGTTGGTTATACCCGGTGGAGAATATAATTTTTATGTTAGTGGTTCTGTAGTTGTTTCTTCTTCGGCTGTTGCTTCTACTAATACATGGAATCATTTTGCAATTGTAAGAAATGGTTCAACAATTACTATATATCATAATGGAACATCAGTAGCTACTGCTACAAATTCATCATCCATTTCGATTGGAAGTAATGGTCTTACTGTAGGTTCTAATGGACCTAGTGGTATTGGTTCTATTACTGGATATATGTCCAATGTTCGTATTGTAAAAGGCGTGGCTGTGTATACAGGAAACTTTACTGTTCCTACTTCACCATTACAAGTAACACAACCTGCCGGAACAAACATTGCAGCTATTACAGGAACTGATACCACTTTATTAGTTAGTACAGTTTCTGGAGCATATACTGCAGATAGTTCTTCAACTAGCGCAGTGGTTAATTCTAATACTACTACTGCTATTTCATGGAACTCAGCCTCACCTTTCACAGCGACTGGATATAAAAATCGTGTATACACTTGGACCTCTAGTGGTTCAATTACCTTCTAAGGAAAACAAATGAGTGGACAAAACTTAGGTGGGTTTATTTCTGCAAACTATGATCCATTTGCTGGGTCTATAGAAACTGTTGAGTATTTAGTTATTGCTGGTGGTGGTGCTGGTGGTGGTGCTCAAAGTGGTCAAGGTGAAGGTGGCGGTGGTGGAGCAGGTGGTGTTTTGCAAGGAACATCTTTTCCTGTCGCTACAGGTTCTGCTATAACTATAACTGTTGGAGCTGGTGGTGCTGGTGTAGCTGCCAATACTGGATCAGCAGGATCAGACGGAGCAAATTCTGTTTTCTCTACCATAACTGCAATAGGTGGTGGAGGTGGAGGTGGATCAGGTTCTGGCAATAATAATGGAAGAGCTGGTGGATCTGGTGGTGGTGGCTCTAGAGCAAATAGTGGTGTAGGTGGCGCAGGAACTGCAGGGCAAGGTAACGGAGGAGGTTTTGGACGAAACACAGCTCCGGCCTATGGTAATGGAGGAGGCGGTGGAGCTGGTTACACTGGAGTGGATGGTTCACCTGTGTTAGGTGGATCTGGTGGTACAGGAATTTGTTCTACTATAACCGGAACTAAACTTTTTTATGCAGGTGGCGGTGGCGGTGGCACTTATAACCAAGGTGGTCGTTATGGAATTGGTGGTGCTGGGGGCGGTGGCGATGGTGGATGGGATGTAGCCACTAATGGAGTTCCCGGAATAACAAATACAGGAAGTGGCGGTGGAGCTGCAGGTTTAACAGCCAGTGGTAATGGTAGCGCATCAGGTGCTGGTGGTTCTGGTATTGTTATTATTCGTTACCCTGCAAATCTGCCACCTATTACCACAATTGTAGGTACTGGTTATCAGTTAAACTATGCAGAAGGTTATCAAATTTATACCTTCACATCTTCAGCCACTATTACTTTTTAAGGAGAAAATTAAATGGCACATTTCGCAAAAGTAGAAGACGGTGTAGTGACTCAAGTCATTGTCATCGATCAAGAAACATTGAACACAGGACACTGGGGTGACCCTTCCTTATGGATTCAAACAAGTTACAACACTCAAGGTGGTGTTCATACACAAGGCGGTACACCCCTTCGCAAAAACTATGCGGGTGTTGGATATACATATGATGAAGAGCGTGATGCATTCATTCCTCCAAAGCCTTTTGCTTCATGGGTATTAGATGAAGAGACATGTTTATGGGATGCTCCAACACCTATGCCAGTAGAAGAAGGCAAACGCTTTGCTTGGGATGAAGACACAACCTCTTGGGTTGAAGTAGTTACAGAATAATCGGAGCAAACAATGCCTCAATACAGTGGAATGTGGACACTGAGTCAAGTCAGTCAGGCGGTAAAAAACTTGAATTGGACGGGCATTCCTCCGTCTGTTATTGAGTATTTAATTGTTGGTGGCGGTGGTGGCGGTGGTGGCATAAGCAACGACTGGCCTCAGGGAGGTGGTGGCGGTGCGGGTGGTTTACTTGCAGGTTATGCTGGCATTACTCTTGGTTCTTCATACTATGTTACTGTTGGCGGTGGTGGTGCAGGTTCTGCTAGCGGTAATGCTCGTGGAACTACAGGTACTAACTCTGTATTTGATGCTACTTCTAGCGGTGCTACTACTGGTCGATTAGTCGCTTTTGGTGGAGGTGGTGGTGGTGGTGTTGATAACACTGGACTAAGTGGTGGTTCTGGTGGCGGTGGAGGTTTTTATACTCCCACTGGTAGTCCCGGATTAGGTGGTACTGGAGTAGCAGGACAAGGCTTTGCTGGTGGTCTTGGTACTAGTGGAAGAAACTTAGGTGACTCTTGTGGTGGCGGTGGCGGTGCGGGTGGTCCCGGAACGGATGCTCGATATACTGTACATGGAGGCTCTGGTGGTCCCGGTATTGCTTCTGATATTTCTGGAACCAGAGTAACTTATGCAGGTGGTGGTGGAGCTGGTATCCAAGCCGCTACAGGTGATCTTCCTAATCAACATGCTGGCTTAGGCGGTGCAGGTGGTGGTGGTAATGGTGGTAAAGCAGCTAGCGGAACATCTGCAGTTGCTTATACTGGCGGTGGTGGTGGTGGTAATGGTGGTATTTATGGTTCACCTTACACTGGCGGTACTGGTGGAGCTGGTGGTTCCGGTATTGTTATTCTGCGCTACCCCGGCTCAATTAAATATTTCACTGGTGGCACAGTAACTTATGCTGCTGGGCATGTTGTTCACACATTCACATCATCAGATACATTGGCTCCAACAACGCCAACTAATATACTTACAAACAACACAATCGTATTCTTCTCTTCTGGTACATGGACTGCTCCTTTCGGTGCAACACAAGTTCAATACTTAGTTGTTGGTGGTGGCGGTGGTGGGGGTGGTCAATACGGTGGCGGTGGTGGTGGTGGTGGTGGTTTTAGAACAGCCACAGGGCTTTCTGTAACTGCTGGCACAACTTACACAGTTACTGTGGGAGCTGGCGGTAATGGTGCTGGTGGAAGAACTAGCGGAACTTCTGGTGGTAGCTCTTCGTTTAGTTCTATTACTGCTGCTGGTGGTGGATATGGTGCTGGCGATCCTACTAATACCACAGGTGGCTCTGGCGGCTCTGGTGGTGGTAGTACAGCAAATCAAGGTGGTGCTGGTGGTGCAGGTAATACACCAAGCACATCACCAAGCCAAGGCAATAATGGTGGAGCTGCAGCCTCTGGTGCTAGTTCTTATGGCGGTGGCGGTGGTGGCGGTGCTGGTGCAGCAGGTTCCAACGGCTCTGTTGGAACTGGTGGTGCTGGTGGTGCTGGTACAGCCTCATCACTTATTGGTACTTCTGTAACTTATGCAGGTGGTGGCGGTGGTGGCGGTGAAGGTACTGGTGGTGCTGGTGGTGCTGGTGGTGGAACTGCTGGAACTGGTAATAATACTCGCCCTGCAAATGCCGCTAGTAACACTGGTGGTGGCGGTGGCGGTGGCGGTGGTGCTACAACAGGTGCTTCCGGTGGCGGTAATGGTGGCTCCGGTATTGTAATCATCAGGTGGAGCTAATATGCAAGACGATGTTACCCACGCCCAGATCTATGAGCGTCTATTAGCTGTAGAACAAAAAGTTGATAAGCTGGACAAAAGCACAGAAGCTGTTGTCCAAGCTTTCAATGCAGCCCAAGGAGCATTTGTTGTTCTTGAGTGGCTTGCTAGAGCAGTGAAGCCCATCTTAGTTATCGGTGCTTTCTGTGGTGCTATATGGCTTGCTATCGAAAACAAGCTGCATCACTAATATTTTTATTATTACTATCTTTCCCTATTGGGTCCAAAGAGGAGAAGTATAAGTGTGTCCGATGGACATGGACCGGAGATGTATATAACAGGAAAGTTGTATGCATTGAATGGAAAAGGATTGAGCGATGATTGATCCCGTCACCGCACTAGCAGGTATTCAATCTGCTATTAGTATGGTCAAGAAGGCCAGCAAGGTAGCCAATGACTTAGGCTCTCTTGCTCCTATGATTGGCAAGATGTTTGATGCTAAGAGCACAGCTACTAAGGCTATGCTCCAAGCTAAGAGAGATAAGAAGGGCAGCAACATGGGTACTGCTCTTCAAATTGAAATGGCTCTTGAACAGGCCAGAGCTTTTGAAGAAGAGCTAAAGATGTTGTTTATGCAGACAGGAAAGATTGATGTCTGGAATAAGATTAAACAGCGTCAAGCAGAGATGGACAGAGATGATGCCAAAGAGATGGCAGCATTGAAAGCTGAAGAAAAGAAAGCTAAACAAAAAGAACAAGAGATGAATGAACTAGCAATGATTATTGCTGGTTGTGCTTTTGTATTGTTCTTAGTGTTTGTTGGTGTTAATGAGTTGATGGACTTTTGTCAAACCACTAAAAGGTGTGGAAGATGAATCAGTATCAGAAACAATTTGACCTGTTTCTGAAGATATTTATCTATGGTTGTGTTGCTTGGTGGTTTCTAGGTTTCTTAAAGTTCTTGCCAGATGATTTATCAAACAAGATTGTGGCACTTCTACTGGGAAAGATTGGGCTATGAAAGTAACACCATACCAACAAAATGCCAACATGCTTCGTGAATATCAAAGAGTTATTCATCAACAAAACTTGAAAGAACTAGAGAGGCTAAACCGCCAAACTCAAGAGAAGATTAAAGCTCAGTGGGTGAAGGCAAACTCTGTGGATGTATATGTATAAATATTTATTATTGTTATTGCTGCTCACTGGTTGTGAAGACAAGTACAGATACTACTGTCAAAACCCTGACAACTTTCATGCTGAGCAATGTCAGAAACCTAGATGTCAATTCACACAGACATGCCCTGAGTATTTAGTTGCCCCCATCTTGGAGAAACAAATTGAGAGAACTGCTAATCAAAATGCTGACACC